ACAGATAACTTCGATCTTCCTCAAGAGTGGTTCCTCCCTTTGAAGTGGATGTTGGCAGAAGAAATTTGCTCTGAATATGGAGCATCCCAGTCCAAAACTCAACTAGCGATTAGCAAAGCTGCTTTCTATAGAGAAAGACTCCCGAACTGGAGTCAAGAAGAAGCCTCTGTGATGTTTGTTCCTGATCCAAGGATGGGCTTTTCTAGATGAGACATAGACTTCCAATAGCCTCTAGTATCGCTTCCAGAAGTGCTTCTGCAAACACTGATGCAAAACTTGTCAATTGTTTTGTAGAAACACTTCCAGACAAGCAGCACAAGGCTGTTATTAAACGCCCGGGGCTATCTGTGTATTCGTCTGTTCCTCCCGCTCCGGGTCTTGGAATACACGCTTGGGGAACAGACATCTATGCAGTCTTTGGAAATACTGTTTACAAGAACGGAGTTGCTCTTGCTGGAACAGTAGATTCTTCTGCTAGATATTGGTTCACTGAGGTTCCTCAGAGCCACGACGGGTCTCAGCCAGCAAGATTGGTTATGCACAACGGTGTTAAAGCATATACCATTTCCACTGGAGGGACAATTACGCAGATTACAGACCCGGACCTTCCGTTTCCTTTAGCAGCAGGTATCGCATATCTAGATACCTATACTTGTGTGCTAACTCCTAAAGCAGAAGTGTACAACTCTAATGGCGGAGACCCTACCAATTGGAATGCGTTGAATTTTCTTACTGCTCAGTTGGAACCTGCTCCCGGAGTTTGGATTGGGAAACACCTTAACTACTTGATGGTCATTACCCAGTGGTCCACTGAATTCTTCTATGATGCTGCCAATCCTACTGGGTCTCCTTTCGCACGAGTTGACGCTGCGAAATTGCAATTCGGGAGTTACTCAGCAAATTCTATAGTGGAAATTGATGGTAACAAGATTTGGGTTGCAAGAACTAGAAGTGGGTCGCCTTTCGTTGTGTTCCTTGAAGGGATGAATCCAACCCCAATATCCACTCGTCCTATTGAAAGAATTCTTGATGACGCAGACATGAACCAGCTATATGCTTGGGGATACAGAGACTATGGGCATGCTTTCTATGTGCTTAGTCTCAAAAGTGAAAATAAAACTCTTGTTTATGATTTACACGAGAAAGAGTGGTATTTCTGGAACTACAATGGAGGATATTTTCCGTTTGTAGGATATGCCCCAACAATCGAACAAAAACACCTCGTTCAACACGAATCGAACGGTAAGATATATTCTATTGATGCAAATAATTTGGATGATGCTGGTACACCTATTACAGTAGAAGTAGTTACTCCGATTTATGATGGTGGAACTACAGATAGAAAATCTATTTCTAGAATAGAAATCATCGGAGACACACAACCGGGGAGCACAGTTTATCTTTCTTGTTCTGACAATGACTATGCCTCTTTTGGAGGAACATATCCGATAGACATGTCCAAAGAAAGAAAGTATGCAACTCGTCTTGGAGCTTTCAGAAGAAGAGCCTTTCGTCTCCAGCACACTGCAAACACTCCCTTGAGGATGACATACCTTCAAATAGATGTAGAAATAGAGAGCGAAGATGTCCAACAAGATTCCTCCTCCTCCGCTGTACGCTAAAACAGACCAGCCAGTCTGGCTAGATTGGTTTGTAAGAGTTGCGAATATTGTAAACGAAACGGCAGCTTCCCAAGTAAATGATCATCAAGCTCTCCAAAATCTCCAAGGCGGGAACACTACAGAAAGATACCATCTTTCCGCCTCTCAGTATGGCAACCTAACTGGAAACACATCTCCTCCCTTCTCAATTACTGTAGGTGCTTCTCCATTTAGTTATCAAAATAGTTTAACTGGGGCTTTGGATGTAATTGTACAAGGAGGAACAGTTTCTCTTATTGAATTCTCAAGGAACGGTTCTTCTTGGTATTCTTTAGGCGTTACTCAAGGAATGTTTCATCTGTCCCCAAGTGACTACTTGAGAGTTACTTATTCCTCAGCTCCAACGATGACTGGTATTCCTAGAGGATATTTGTAAAGAAAGATGAAAATAGAAAAGTGGTTGTTCGATCTCCTAAAAGAAACTGTTGATCCGTGGACAGTACAATGGCCATCCCTCACAAAAGAACAGTGCATTGCTGCTATCCTTGAGGGAGTTCGTCAAGGAGTTTCTTTCTTGATTGGATATAAAGAATACAATACTGCTTTTCTAATCAATAAGGAAACCGAGTTTGTTGGTGACATCCACGTGTTCTCTAAAACAACCAATCCGTGGGATGTTGTAAAGGCTTTAAGAAAGATAATGGAATGGATTAAAACAGAATCTCCATTTATTAAAATTCAAGGCAGAAGTCACTTAAAAGATATCGTCACTTTAGCAAAAAGAAATAAGTGGGATATTGAAGGATATTCTAAAAAATCATTTGTGAATAAAGACGGCACTCTATCCGATGAAGTGCTCTTTGGATTCGTTGTGAGGGAATAATATATGGGAAAAGCCGTAAGTAATATCATTGGGGTAGCCGCTCCAATTGTGGGTGCCGTTTTTGGAGGTCCTGCTGGTGCGGCTATCGGTGCAACAATTGGAGCCAAGGTTGCGCAGTCTCCTACTATTAAAAAAATAGATACTCTTGCTGGGCTAGCAAGTGGAGCCTATGGCCTAGCAACTGGCAATTGGGGAAGCTTTGGTGACTTAGGAAATATTTTTGGAGGTCTTGGAGGAGGTGGAGGGGGAGGAATATTTTCTCTCCCCGGAAGTGCTTCTACTCCTATCGGAATTCCTTCTTCATCAGGAGGACTTTCTGGAATTCTTGGAGGAATGTCTTCTGGAGGGTGGGGAAGTGTTGCAAAAATTGGGCTGTCTCTTTACGACCTCTATTCGTCAGAGCAACAAAGAAAATTAGCGGAACAGCTTGCGATGCAAGCAGACCCATTTGCTTCGCAGCGAGCGTATTATGCAAATCAACTTGCTAAACTCCAAGCTGATCCTGCTTCTTATATGGCAAATGATCCTTCTTACAAATTTATGATGGAGCAAGGACTAGAGGCAATTCGACGAAGAATGGCTGCTGGAGGGTATGCCAATAGCGGCAATGAGCTTCTTGCTCTGCAAGAGTATGGTCAAGGACTCGCTGCTCAAACACTTGCCCAAGAGAAGCAACGACTAGCGGAGTTGGCTGGGGCAGGTATCAGTGGTGGGGCCACTGCTGCTCAGCTTTCTTTGATGGGGCAGCAAGCACTGCCCAACTCCGTAGGAAGGGTTGCTGGGCTTTTGGGAATGGTTAATCCGACCTATAGGACAGGTTTGAGTTCTTGGGGAGTTTGATATGCCTGTAATTGATAGCGCAATTTCTACTGCTCAGGGACTAGCACATCTTCAAGCCTCCCAACTTGAGAACCAGCAAAGACAGCTTGCTCTCCAAACGGAGATGCGGAAACAAGCTGCTTGGCAAGAAATTGCCAATATGAAGTCTTCCCCCGCTACTCAAGGAGAGCAAGGAAAATCTTTGTCTTCTCTTGGGGAACAGACATTAAAAGAAGCGGGAGTATCTAAAGACACTCCTTACTTTCATGCTGCCTCAAGAAGAGTGCAATCAGATGTTAGACAGATTCAAGAAATTCAGCAACAAGCGGATGAATACCGCAGAATTGCAAATATTTTAATGAAAGCAGACCCGCAAGAAGCGCTTAGGTATCAAGACGAAGCTAGAAAGCTAGATGCTACTGCATCTCTTATCAATAAAAGAATTCACGAAACTATCAATGAAGGCTTGGAAAGATACCACAATATTCTTGCTGGTGTTATTGAAGGAAACGTGAATTCTTATAGAAATGCTATACAACAAGCACTGAGAGAGGGTTTGATTGACGAAGAAGATTTGGCACGTCTGCCTTCCGAGGAAGCCTTTCTTAAGGACCCAAATGTTTATGCTGCGATTAAGCAAGAAGCTGAGTCTTCTCTGTCTGCAAAAGATCGTCTTATGTTGAAACTTCGTGAACTAGATTTGCAACAGAGAGAATTTAGGAACGAATCTCTGGATAGAAATCGGCAAGAACGTCTTTTACTGGACCAACAGAAACTTGCCTTGAAAAGAGAGAACGAACAACAAAAACTAAAGAAAGAATCAGAAAAAGCTGAATCTAAACATCAACAACTTATGAAGCAGGGTTACTCAGAGGTTCAGCAACGAGGACTTCGTTATCAATCTGATGTAACAAGACTCCGCAATCTAATGCACAACGGAGTGATTGACAACAAAGGATATAACGAAGAGCTCAAAAGAATTTATAACCAATACCTCATTGACCTTAAAGGAATAAAAGATAAGTATAAAGCCCTTGGAGTTGATCTTGTCACTACCTATGATACCGAGGGTCCTTCTAGCAAAAAAGGAGTCTCTATAAAACTTCCCTCTGGGTTTAAACCTTCTCCGCAACAAGAAAAAGCTATCAAAGAAGCAGTAAAAGCAATTGAAAGTGGAAGAGACCCCGAAGGAGTAAGGAAACTTCTCGAATCTTATTTGGGACAGAAAATTGAGTATGAATGATATTCCAGATTTTAGCAAAGTCCCTTTTGTAGAATCCCCCAAAGAGGACTCCATCCCAGATTTCAGCACGGTTCCTTTTGTGTCTGAAGAGAAAACAGCTTCTCCTCAAACTGTAAGAGAAAAGAAAGGGAAGCCATTAGAAAAATTCCTCAAGTCTAAAGATGGATTAGAGCCTCTGCAAGGAGTGACAGAGTTTGCTATTGGTGGAGTTCTTAATATTCCAGAGGCCGCCACTTCTGTCATTGAAAGAATTGGGGGAGGAATCTATTCTTCCTTACAAGGAGAAGGGTATGCTTCCGGAAGTGAAAGAGCAAAGAAAGAGCGGCCCCTCTCTAAATATGTTCCCGGATATACTTTCAAGACAAAAACTGCACAAAAATTGGGGGAAGAGTTCACTAAAGGAGTAGAAACTTTAGTAGATGCTGCCTCAGCAACAGCAACCATTGCTATGGGCAAAAGAGTTTCCCCAAAAGTATTCCAAAAATCTGACAACCTTAAAGCTGTTATTGCTGACGCTGTAGATGCAGGAATGATTATTGCTGCCGGTAAAGGAGGACTTTCACTTAGATCAAAAGCTCCAGCTAAAGAAGTTCCTTCCAAAGAGACTCATGTCTCTCAAGTAGAAAGTCCGGCTCCTTCGGTTAAAACTGAGGGAACATATCCTGTTGTCACAATTAAAGCAGAGCCAGAGTTGCCGCACGGAAAAATTCTGGAAATTGCTCCCTTTGATCCTAAAGGAAAATTGTCATTTGAGGAGTATTCTTCCCAAGTAAAAAAAGCTTTAGAGATTACTGAAAGAGCTTTCCTCAGAGAACAGGGGATCGAACTCAAGTCAAACCCTCTGCATGGCGATTATGTCAATGCAATGAAGCAGCTTAATTTGAGCCGTGCGTATGCTGATCTCGAAGCCCAAAGAGCAAAAGAACCGGGAGTGAAACCTGCTCTGGACGATAAGCTGTGGAAGAATAAAGAGCACGAGATTCTTGACGAACACATCGATAATCTGATCAAAAAGGGCGACCTTCCGATGGGCGCGCAGGGCGGAGCAATTGATCCTAGAGTCTTTGCAGAATCTCTTGCTAAAGCAGGGAAATCTGCAAAAGAGATCGCCGAGAAACTCAAAGAGAAATTTGGAGCTCCCATTAGTGATATTGCTGCTGCTGTCGCAGATCAAGCAATAAGTAAACAAAAAGATGTTGCAGAAGGAATTCAGAAACTCTCTTCCAATCTTCCTGTAGAAGGAAGGAGGACTTCTGCCCTCGGCGGAATTGAGCCTATTGACGACGCTCTCCCCAAAGAAATCACTGCTAAAAATGTTACTAATTCATTCTATGCGCTAGCAAACAAAGCAATTGAAGACAAGCTCTCCATTTTGGACACTCTTAAGAAGATTCCAAAAGAGGAAAGAGAAATTCTCTCTTCTGAGGATTTCTACCATGCTTTGGAAAAAGATCAAGCAAATCTCACTCCTACTCAAAGAGCGCTCCGAGACAAATATATCACTCCTCTTAGGGAAGAGCTTGTACGCATCTATAACAAATTAAAAGACGCAAATCTTGATCCTGACGTGGACACTTCCACTTATGTCCCAAGGATTGTCCCTGCACACAACAGGTTGTTTGACCCCGATGTTCCTATTGGGGCTGGAACTTACCAAGGAGCAACTTCCCTTGGAGCAAAGCCGGGAGCTCTAAAATCTAGAAAGATGATGGCTCTTGTTGATGAACAAGGCAACCGTAAAATTGTAGAAGTAGATGGAAAGAATATCTTCACTTTCGACGAAACCGGGAAACCTGTGCTCATTGCAGAAGGAGACCGGGTTTTCAAAAAGGGAGATGAAATCAATGGCTATCGTCTAGAAGACGCTACCACAAAAGAGATTGAGGCTAATACTCCAATCAGATATCACAAGGATGCTCTAGCCAACTTCTTGTATACTGTGGAGAGAATGAGAAGGGCAGAAAGAGAGTTAGACTTTCTCAATGCTCTCAAATCCTCTCCAGAGTGGAAATCCATAGCTGTTCCGTTTGGAAAAGGAACTCCTCCTCTTGGGTGGGCAGAAGCACAAAATCCTGCCCTGCGGGGATGGTACATCGAGCCTCGCATTAGAGAGGTCCTAGATGATTTTGCTGGGAAAGGTCCTTCTGATGTTGTCGCTCTTTTGGAGGGAATAAATAGAATAATCGTTGGCTCTCTGTTCATCAATCCTATTCCGCACTTGCTGAACATTACTGACCACTGGTTTACTCAACGTGGTCTTACTGGGTGGGTAACTCCTCAAGGATTAAAGAGACTTATCGACACTTCCCCGATTGCTATGAGGGAAGTTCTTACACAAGGGCCTTTGTACAGAGAATTTCTCACTAACGGGGCAGGTCTTCAGTGGGCAAGAGTTCTTACCCAAGATTTTTATCAGAAACTCTTGCCGCATCTTTCAAAAGACCCCGGATTTGTTGAGCTAGCAAAGTCTCTAGGAAAGAGCCCAGTAGAACTTGTCCGCTCTATTTATAGAGGCTCTTCCCATATTATGTGGGCTCTCAGCGATGTGATGCAGTTGCAAGCGTACCTTGAGAAGAAAGTCAAGCTCCAAAGCCAAGGTAGATATGAAAGTATTGGGCAAGTGATCGAAGAAACTGAAAAGCACATGCCTCCCTATAAAGTTCCTTCAAGGATTGCAGAGAAGGAGCTCTCAAGAATTTTAGGAAACAAGGCAGGAAGTCTTGCCTCCAGAGGAGCATCAATCGTGATGAGAGCTCCTTTGATCAATACTTTCGGAAGATACAAGTATGGCAGGGCAGCCTCTCTGCTGCACATGGCTAAAGATTTTGTCAAAGGAGACATGAAAACAAAAGCAGAGACTATCGACAAAATCGCTGCTTTGGCTCTTGCAATCTATGTAGTTTATCCTCTTCTCTCTAAAATCTCGTCTGCTCTCACTGGAAAAGAAATAGAAGCAGAAAAGTTTGGTGGATCAAAAGTAGTACAAACTTTCTACGATTTCGCTAATGGAGATAAAGATTACGAAAGAGTGCTTGGTCTGTTCTGGCAAATGCCTCCGTTAACAAAAGCAGGGGTTGAGCTTGCATCAAATAGGGAACTGTTCACTGGAAAACCTGTAATTTATCCCGGGCAAGATATTGAAGGAGTTGGGATAGATTTAATGGAGTATATCATGAAAAATGTTCCTGTTTTTCAGATGGGAGCAGCTCCGACTTACTTCGCAAAAGACCCAGAAGAATTTTTGTTGCAACAAATGGGAATGCGTACTGTCGAAACAGAAAAAAGAAAAAAAGAAATCGCAAAAAGAATGAAACAAAGACAGCTCAGACAACACTTAATGCAACGTAGAAAACGGGAAAACAAGAGAAAGAGCCAATGAATATTCTTTTGATTGACAGCCAGTCCTGCTTTCTTGATTTCGCTCTTCGTTGCAGAGAGGCAGGACACAACATCAGGTGGTTTGTTGGACCAAACAAAGACTTCAGCAGATCACTAACAGGGCTCGGGTTCAACATGAGAGTTCCTGCTTGGGAACCACACATGAAGTGGGCAGACTTGATTGTCCTTTCAGACAATGCCAAGTATCTGCATGACCTTGAGTCCTACAGGAACAAAGGATTCCCTATCTTTGGTCCTAATAAAGAGGTTGCTTCTTGGGAATTGAACAGGAAGAAAGGACAAGAAGTTCTGGCCAAGCACGGCATTGAAATCATTCCTGCTGCCTCATTCAGAAATTATGATAAGGCCATTGCCTATGTGAAGAGCACAATGAAAAGATACGTCTCCAAGCCTAACGGAGACGCAGACAAAGCCTTGTCTTATGTTTCCAAGTCCCCAGCAGATTTGGTCTTTATGTTGGAGAAATGGAAGAAGAACGGAAAGCTAAAAGATGAATTCTTCCTGCAAGAATTCCGTCCCGGCATTGAGGTTGCTGTAGGGGGCTGGATGGGATTGAATGGGTTTTCTCAGTGGTGGTGCGAGAACTTTGAGCACAAGAAGTTGATGAACGACGACAAGGGCGTCAACACTGGGGAGATGGGCACGGTCATCAAATATGTCAAAGAGAGCCGTCTTGCTGACTACCTTTTAAAACCTCTGGAAGCAGAACTCATCCGGCAAGGATACACTGGCTATATTGATGTGTCTGCTATCATAGACAAGAATGGAAGGATTTGGCCTCTTGAGTTTACTTCTAGACCGGGGTGGCCTCTCTTTCAGATTCAACAAGAAGTCCACAGAGGAGACCCGGCGGAGTGGATGTTGGATGCCTTGAACGGAGAAGATACATTTGAGCCTTCTAACGACATCTCTCTAGGTGTTGTTGTAGCAATGCCCGACTTTCCTTATTCTAGACTCACTAAAAAGGAGTGCTATGGATATCCAGTATATGGTGTAGATAATCCTAGCATCAGGAAACACGTTCACCCTGCAGAGTGTGCTTGGGACACTGCTCCAGCAGAGGAGAATGGAAAAATTGTTGAAAAAGAAATGCTGGTGACTGCTGGTGATTATGTTCTCATCTGTACTGGATCGGCTCCTACTGTGGAAGAAGCAAAAGAAAAAGCATACAAAATTGTGGAAAAGGTTGAGCTTCCTAATAGCCCTATTTATCGCACGGATATTGGATGCAGGCTGGAGAAACAACTTCCTGAATTGCAGAAATTGGGATTTTGTACGGAGTGGAAATACAAATGACGGAAGAAGAAATCAAAGCCATTGTCAGAGAAACAGTAAAAGAAGTTATCGAAGAATTGGGAAGTAATTTGAGCAAAGCAATCGTCAAAAGAGGATTGCAAATGATCTTTGTAGGAATTGTTTCTTGGTTTGCTTTCCATTTTGGGTTCAAGCAGTAAAATGAAAATCTACATCAGACGATTTGAATATGGACCAAATTATACCATTGGCCGTCTTTTTGTTGACGGAGAATATCAATGCTATACTCTTGAAGACAAGGTACGAGACACTAAAGTATTTGGCGAGACTGCTATTCCTGCCGGCAAATACAAGGTTGTAATCGACTATAGTCCACGCTTCAAGAGAGAACTTCCTCATATCCTTAATGTTCCCGGATTCGAGGGGGTAAGAATTCATCCGGGGAATACCCCCGAAGACACTGAGGGATGTATTCTTGTTGGTAAAACTTGGGCAGGAACTAACTTTATAGGACAGAGTAGAAAAGCTTTCGAGGAGCTCTTTGAAAAGATGAAAGCTGCTGTTGCTGCCAAAGAAGAAATTGAATTGGAGATTGAAAATGCCTAAAGGAACTAAAGTAGAGCGGTGCTACCAAAAGGTTAAGGCACAGGGTGCAGATAAAGGGAAAGCTGCTAGAATTTGTCAAGCAGCAACTGGACAATCTCTCGCTACTGGGAAACCTCCAAAAAGAAAAGGGAGAAAGAAAAAATGAAAAATTATCTTCTTGTTCTTTTGTATGGTTTAGATGTATTTATAAATAGCCTTTTCCCCGGGGCAGAGAAGGGACAGACTATTTCTGCTAGGTGGGGAAAATACAAGAACAGCCTCCTAGAAAAATTTGGAGCTAAGGTTCTAGACTCCATAGAGCCGGGACATGTGGAGAAAGCTGCTAGCACTTATGACAAAATCAAGGAGGTCTTAGATGCCGACGATTCTAATAAACCTGCTAAGTAGTCTCATCCCAGACGTAATCAAGAGGGTTCTTCCTCCTGAGAAGATGTCAGAGACTGATGCAGCTAAGCTTCAAGCTGAGCTGGCTCTCGCCCTCATGAAGCAAGATTGGGATAAGATTGAGGCAGAATATGCTGACAGAAACAGTGCTAGACAGCTTGCCGCAGCAGAAATCGCAAAAGGAAATGCTCTTACTTCCCTTCTTGCTGCTATTGTCCGTCCTTTGTGGGGAATCGGCGCATTCGTTCTTGTTGCTTACTCTGTTATCTACGGAGTAGCCATCAGCAATGTTCTGAACGATATTATTCAAACAGTTTTGATGTTCTACTTCGGTGGAAGGGTGATTGAAAAGGTTACTCCTACTATCGTAGGAGCCCTGAAGAAATAAAGAAAGCCCCTTTCGGGGCTTTCCTTTTAGATGTTACATCCTCCTGCTGTGCAGGCTAGTTCTTGACTTGAAACAGTGTTGTCCTCCTTCTCATAAAAATCATTCCAATCAAAGACAGGCATCTGAGCAACCATCTTTTCGTAAGTCTCCTTGTCAATCTCCTCAAAAGGCGCTTGCTTATAGACGTGGTCTGAGTGAGGCAAGAAGCTAACACCACTCATCTCATCAAAGTGTTTATACACCCAAGCACCTACCTCCAACCACTCGTGGTCTTTGACATAGACAGTAATTGAAGGTTTGTGCTCACACCAATGACGCTGATACAACAACCAATGCTCTAGTTGTTCTACAGCAGTTCTGTCATCCCTAAAGACAGCTCCTTCAGGAGCTTTCTGAGGAAAAGCAAAGACAGTTGTTGTCTCTTCTTTCCCAAAAGCAGGCTCGTTAGGAACACCGACAGACTTCAAAAAAGAAGTCAGAGGGTCCTTGTTGTCCTGTCTGATCCTACGGATATAGTATTTGCTATATCTAGGATGAATCCCCGGAGCAGTTCCTGCCAACTCAGAGACAGTCCCACTAGGTTTCACACAAGTAATTGCAGCAGACTCTGGGATTCCCAATTTGGAAGCCCAAACTCTGTTGACTTCTCTTGCGTGGTCTCGCAGCTTTTCAAGCATTTCAGGCAAGTTGACATCTTTCCTAGTTCCGTTTGTCAAATTGTTATCCATAATACCAGTAAGACTAACTCCAAGCAATCTCTCTTCTTCAGTATTCTTCTTCCATCCTTCACTCAAGAATTGAAAATCTGTGAGAGTAGCTTGGATAGTTCCAAGAATGGTAGCAATTTCAACCTTACGTTTCAAGGACTCAAAATCGTCGTTCTCCCGAATGATCACTTCAGTCAAATTGCAAAACTGCTTGTCTCTAAGAATGATCTCAGAACAGGGATTACATCCATAATTGAGATTTGGATTCCGGCGTCCCCATCTCGCTGCTTGTTTCCTAGCAGCAACCCGATTAAAAATTCCCCTTTCACCAGACTTGGACTTCACAAGAGAAAGCCACTCCTCCAAGAAAGTCTCTGCGTCTGGTTTCTCTGTATAGGCCACACTATTGTTGGAGAGAGCTCGCTGCGGATTTTCTTCCCACCACGCTCCAACTTTAGCCTCCCTCATCCGCCTGTCGGTCAGATTGGAAAGACTGATCAGAGCGGAACGTCTGACACCTCCCACCACAACAATCTCCCCAATCATGCACATGATGTCATGTACTTCAATTGAAGTCAGTTTCCTCCCTGCTGCATTTTTGAATACGTGAATAACGTAATCGAACAGTCTTCGCAGAGGCTCCGGGCCGGAAGCTCTTCCACCAAACGTATTAAGCCGTGCCCCAGCCGGACGAATTCTTGAGTAGTCAATCTTCGGAATGTCTCCTTCCCACAACGAAGACAAGAGCTTTTTAAAAGCCTTTGCCCATCCGAGCTTGCTGTCTTGAACAACAATTACATCCTCCACTTCCTTAAAAGTATCTGGAATGGTAGGCAGATTTGCAATCTCCTGTCTCTCACAGGAGAATCCAACTCCAGTACCGTTCATCAAAATATAAAGAGCCTCACTAAAAGCTCGTTTAGTGTTTACTGCAAGGTATGCACAGTTGTAAGCAGCAATGTTATCCCTTTTGACTGCTTCTCCAGCAGTCATCAAAAGACGCATAGACGGAACAACTTCCAAGTTAAGAATTGCTTTCCTTGCAAAGTCGAGAGGCTCGTTTACTCGTTCTTCAAGAAACTTGATAAGACGATCCACAGTTTCTTCCCAAGTTTCTCTTCTCCCTTTCTCTGGGAGATATCTGGCATACCGACTCTTGTGGATTACACTCTGATACAAGTTAAGTGTCGTCATCGTCACCCAATTCCATCAGAAGAAAATCAAATTTGTCCTCAATGATGTCTTGGAATCTTTCTACTATATCCTCAGAAGTAATACCAAGAAGTTCTAATAGAAAGCACTCCTCCTCTCTGCAAAGTTTTTCTTTCAATTCCACAAACGTAGTAGTCATTTTCCATACCACTCCTTCAACTTCGACATGGGGATTATCTCATAACCTCCTCTGAAATCTCCATTGTGGACATCTCTAAACACGTTAATACATCGATACCAATCTTTATTGTTCTGCTTTGCGTAGTTCTCTATTTGGGACGGATCAAGAGCACACCCAGCAGAGACACCCCAAATTCTATCTCCTGAAGCAGTAATCTCACTGGCCACGTCAGAAATGTGATTGTGACCAACAACTGTGGAACAGTGCTTCTCCCTCAGAAGAGTTCTAGCTGGTGCTTTTCCTGATGCGATTGGTTGGCCTGTTCCCCTTCCTTGCCAGTAGTGGACGTATGTAACTCCGTTGACTGTGAGTGGTTCGAGGAAAGGAACATATTCCCACCCAAATTCTTTGTGTCTCCCGTCTTCAACGCTAATCGTTCCGTCAAGGAGAGGAGTCGCTTCAATAACTCGAAGAATCCTTCCTTCAAAGTGATTACCTCCGAGTGCATAGAATGAAACGTTTCCTTTTCTTTTTCCGCTAGAACGCGAAGGATTAAGACTCCTTCTAATAGGAGCGATGAACTTTTCTCTAGCGTCCCAAGCAGCTTCAAGGTCTCGTTTGTAGCGTCTTCCTTCATAACTTTTTTTCCCCATGTCGTAGGAAGAAAGGGATTCCATATCCTCCCAATCTCCCATTTCAATAACAACTATATTGTGGTCTCGATGAGCCTCAATATAATCTCGTACAAAATTACCCATCCAAGTAAATCGATCATTTGGAACATCGGGTCTTGCATGGGCATCTCCAATTACAATGTGGTCTGTAATCATGCTTCTGGCAAAGCCTCCTTAGGGATTACAGAGAGATAGTCACTGATGAAGTCTTCTTCAATCTTCTTCCTGATCTCTTCTGGAATACTAGGAGACACCACTCCACTATCCACCAAGAATTGGAGAGCAAAGGTAGCAAGCGCCTTAATCTCTTCTTCAGTGAAGTCTGAAGAGAAAGTATAGACATTCTTAGGGCTTTTTATTTTTACTTTAAGTTCCATTTTGTTTGAATCTCCTCACCCATTTTTTAGGAATCCCGTGACGAAAATCTGCCCACTCAAACCCGTTCTTCTCTGCCCAGTCTGCGTAGGTAGTTTTGCTCCCTTTTCTTATTTTCTCTGTTGCTCGTTCAAATAAAAATACAATAGTAATTCCCGGGTTGCTCTTTCTAAAGTGCTCGTATTTTTTCCTGTCAGATGCAGTTAATCTCCCCTTTACCTCAATAATAAAATTATCGCAATTCTCAGGAACAAAATCTGGACAATATGATCTTGTTATTTCGGGCTGAATATAAGAAATCTTGAAGGGCTCGTAACGGAAAGGAATTCCTAATCGTGTGAAGTAATCTGCTACTCTCTCTTCAAGACCAGATTTATATCGATTATTCTTTTTCTTTTTTCGCAATTTCTCCAACTCCGATCAAATCAATGCTAGATCGAGAGTCATGATGGAGTCGGCCATTGGGAAGCCACGCACAAATTTGCCATCCGTCAGGACCCTCTATCGCTCCGTGGATTGAATATTCTCCTCCTGCGTTCCAGTTGTAGATTCTGACCCTTTGTCCGTTTCGCAAGAACCAAAATTTGGGATTTCCCAAAGTTCCTCACCCCACTTTCTTTTTAGTTTTATTAAACGGGCATTTCTAAGAAAGTCCTCCTTCCAATTAGGAAGTCCTTTCTTCTTGTACTGCTGTTCGTAAGTTTTAAGAACAACCTCCAACATTTCCTTCTCAGACATTTCAGGGACAAGAAGCTTGTCTGCAATCCTCTTTCCTATCCCGGGACATCCGGGAATGTTGTCTGTGCCCTTGTCGCCAATCAAACATTGCTTGTAGAAATTACACAGAGCCTCTTCTTTTGTGATAAAGAACTTCTCCTTTGTCACAAAGTTGTAATGCCACCCTTCTATTTGGTAGAGGTCCTTGTCTATAGAACAGATACAAGTTTCCTCATTTTGTTCAATACCAAGAGCATCGTCTGCCTCCATACCGTAAATGATTTCAGCTCCGTGCGCTTTGACCAAGTGCTCCCTAATAGCTTCATAGTGTACTGGTTTCTCCGCTTTTCTATTTGCTTTATATTCAGGATATATCTTATATCTAAAATTAGATTTATCTGTTGAAGTCAAGAAACATCTATACTCCTCACTCTTCATTTCAAGACAGATGTCTTCAATCAGAGTATCTGTTCTAGCTAGGGCAATCCACTCCTCGTCGTTATTCGTCGTATACCCAATTCTATATGTGACGATGTCACAATCGATTAGAAGAACCATCTCTCTTCTTTCTGTTTTGAATTGCTTTCTTCCAACTCACAGATTCTCTCTCTCAAGTGTTTGGCCCCCTCGGGAGGATTCGAACCTCCGTCTAGAGAGTTAGAAGCTCTCTGCGTCATCCACTACGCTACGAGGGGAAACTAGTGTGGAGCGGGTGAAGGGAATCGAACCCTCGTCTTAAGCTTGGAAGGCTTCTGCTCTACCATTGAGCTACACCCGCTCTCGGAGCGTACACCGCCCTTTGAGCAGCTTCCGCCCCGTTGTTTAATTAAGCTACCTTCTTAACAGAAAATCCAAAGTCAGAAATTGCAGGGGTCCTCC